TCGAAATAGTCTCTCGTTAGTTTTGATGAATGTGTGTCGCCTGCATTTAGATAAAAAACTCCAGCCTCAGGTTCGTAAAACCAAGGCTGGAATTCCATGTGCAGGTCTGAGAAAATACCTAGTTTCAATTGTTAGAAATCTCCTGGAGCAACCTGCATCACGCGGACACCTGCCGCACGAACAGCGTCAACAACTCTGTTACGATCATCGAACCAGAGCCACGGTTCACCAAAGTCTCTACGGATTTCAGCAAGCAATTCGACCTTGATGATACTGTCATCACGCCGATCCTTGGCCGTTCTCATGTAGATGGCATCAAAGGGAATACCATGCTTGTTGAGCCAAGTCTCTGTAACCTGCCGATAATCAGCATCACGGCCTGTGCAAAGGACAATCTTGTAATCCTTCGATTTGAAGAGAAGCAAGAGGTCTGTCACATCATCATGCGGCTCATCAAGTGCCATACCGTCATTAAAAGCCTTCCAGTCTTTTGGCTTGGCTTCAACTAAATGCCGTCTATGATGGAGGTTCGAAAGCGTTCCATCAATATCAAATACAATAATTCTACTCATCTTTATCTTTCACTTCTTTAATCGTATCAACCCATTCATCAACGCGATCTTCAAAGGCGTTTGCATCATGTTCAATGGATCGACCTGTTTCCACATATTCTCGCTCAAACTCTTCTTTGGTCATATCAAGAGCGAACCTTTTATAGCCTTCATACTTCACTGTAACGACAATCATTACACAACTCCCATTTTGTCGGCGATGGCGCATAATACAATGAAGATTAAAACCAACAGCATATCGGTCATATCTTGCGCCCTAAATGTGATGGATCGGTTCCATCGGTGATATACTGAACTGCACCTTTATTGTAGGCGGGCGCAACTCTGGTTTTCTTACGCTCAATCTCTTCGATAGTGGCGGCAGTCTCAACACGATCCTTGCGCCACTTGTAATCATCTACCGACCGCTTGAAACCATTGCCAACGGCATTTGATAGAGGAATGGGATTTGTGCATACAGGTACATTGAGTATAGAATTATCAAAGTTATAAGATCGATCAGCATTTTTCACCTTTTTGATACCAAGAGATTTGAAATACTCGGCTCGCTCTGCATTGAGCCGCAACTGTTTAGCAGACTTCTTCTTACGGCGAGATTTCTGATGGGTGTAGATCAAAGCCATTAAAGAACCCAGCCGTCTTCCCACTCTGCAAGCTTCTGCTTGTCATACTCGGCAAGGCCCTGCAAAAACGAATTGATGTCCTCAAGCGGAATTTCTTCGATGAAGTCAGCATCTGCCACGGTCAGCAGATAGTCCTTCGTCAACTGCGGAATCTCCTCGTATGCATAGAACTTGATAAACTTTTTCATTCTGTCATAGTGCCGCGGTCGAATGCACGACCTGAACACCCTCCTTCTCACAAAGAACAACTGTTACATCATACTCTTTCCGCGCACGGAAGGCAAGAGCCGCCTTTCGCTGTGCCTCATAGGAAGAGTTAGCGTATATCTCAATCTTCTTTCCTTTATAAAAGGCAAGATAACCGTTCATCAGACATATTCCTTTTTCACATGTTTCTGCAAAAGGTAGGCGCCCTTGATAAACAACTGTCGAGCGCGTTCAACGGAAATACCAAACTGATAAAGCCACCTCATCGCCTGAAGATAAAACTGGTCTTGCATTATAGCGCACCCGTCCAAGACACATGACCTTTCCACGACTCGCGGTTCAGGAGATTAGCGCGGGCAAAATTCGTAGCAGGCGCTTTCCACGAAGCGGCCTTGAGAACAGCACCAAGCGGAAACTTACCAGCCTTGTTCACGATGAAAGAGTGAACCGAACCGTCTTTCACGATCTTGATATATTTCGGACCGATTTCATACCCAACACCACGGCGGAATCGATCAATCATATCACGAACAGTATCTTCTTTACCACGGGCACCCCACCACATGATGTAGTCAGACTTGATATAGTCGAGATAGTCTTCGATAAATTCAACGGGAACATTCAGCTTGGCCATACCGGCACCTCTTTCTCTCATCAGCTTACATATGGAATATAAAGGTTCTGAGCGAAGAAGTCAACTACGGAAAAAGAATACCAGCTATGCTGGTTTTGCATAGCTGGCTAAGTGCTTGATTTTATTGGATATTCTTGGAATGCTAAGCCATTGATTTTAAATATCTTTTTGCATCCTCTTCGGTAACGCGATATCCGCTCTCAATTAGCTGGTTGTATTCTCTTCCGTATTCAATCCTGAATAGCTTCACATACGGACCTTCATCACTTGATAGTGTTTCAAAGATGGCAGTAAACAATTTTCTTCCCCATGCGGTCATGGCGGGATACCTTTCTACAATGTTATGATACAAAGGTATATAGTAAATCCCATTGTGCAATGCAATGTGACAACATGTCGCAGGGTTTAGCGACTGGTTTTGATATGGGAGCGATGGACTTTGACCATTATCCAATCGTTATAATACTTGTCGGATTCTAGAACCTCTTCTTGCATCTGATATTTGGCTTCCCAATAATTTGCGGTGCCTTTAGATGAGCAGAGTTTTAGAATTTCTCGTTTGAATCGGTCTGGTCCCAGTCTTGCAACATCTTCAAGCAATGCCGCATTAGATCCGAAGTATTCTTTCCAGTTTGATTCGGTCTGGACTTTTTTTCGTCTGGTTTTGCCTTTGACCTTTTTGGTGCGGGTCGATTTGAAAAGCTTTTTACCAATATATTCTTTACCGTTGTCGAGATTGGTGATGCGATAGACAAAGCCAATATACTCATCTATCACATCACCGTCAATCTCTTTACCTTCATGTAGCCACATAATGAACCTCTTTTGGAGGTATATATGTTAGCCTTCGTCAGACTCTTCGTTGAAGTCTAGTTCATCATCTTTCTCATCATAAGACTCTTCACCACAAAACGCACAAAATTTTGGATGTCCGTTTGTCAGTTCGTAGTCATACATTAACTTATATGATGATTCGCAAAAATGACATACCTTCTTTTCTACTTCTTTAGTCATTTGGTACCCTTATACGATTTCACAGGCTCCGGCCACGCACGCCAACTCCTGCGAACCTGTTGTTGTATCTCTCTTCTCATAATCTGCGAGTTTCGACCAATCAACATTCTTAGGCATTTTCGCGGCGAGAGCCTCATATTCTTCCTTGGTGCAATCTTGATAAGGTGCCTGCTTATACACATGATCTGAGAATGGAAGGAACGAGACGCCCGACATTTCATCAAAATGATTATATACCCATGCACCAACTTCTGGCCACTCCTCTTCCTTCACCGATACGGTGATTGAAGGCTTGTGTTCACACCAATGACGCTGATATGCAAGCCACAGTTCTAACTGTTCAATAGCAGACATATCCTTACGGTATATAGCATTCTCTGGACTCTTAACAGGGAAAGAGAACACATATGTATGTTCTGGCTTCGTAACATCATCTTCAACAGGGAAGCCCATATCCTTCATCATTACAGCAAGAGGATCTTTCTTGTCTGCACGAACGGTACGAATGTAATATGGACTATGACGCGCATGAATACCAGATGCTGAGTCAACCAACTGAGAAACAGTGCCAGATGGCTTAACGCAAGTAATAGCGGCCGACTGAGGAATGCCAAGCTTTGCGGCCCATTCTTTGTTTGTCTCAACTGCAACTTCACGAAGTTCTTCAAGAAGAGACTTAAGATCGCCGCTCTTACCATTTGTAAGCGCATTGTCAAGAATGCCTGTAAGTGAAACACCAAGAAGTCTTTCTTCTTCACAGTTTTCCTGCCACTTCTTAGATAGATACTTGAAGTTAACGAGTGTTGACTGAATGGTACCAAGAATGGTTGCAAGGCGAACCTTCTGCTTTAGAGACTCTCTATTGTCCCCGCCTCTGATGACCACTTCAGTAAGGTTACAAAATTCCCTTGAACGAAGAATGATCTCCGAGCATGGGTTGGTACCAAAATCGTAATTCGGGTCACGGCGGCCGAACTTCTCTGCTTGCTTCTTTGACGCTGTTCTAGAGAAGATGCCACGCTCTCCAGAGCGCGACTCATAGAGCGACAACCATTCACGCATAAAGATACCAACATCAGGCTTTTCCTTTGCTACAAACGAATTGTTCGCCAATGCTCTCTGAACATTTTCTTTCCACCAATCACCTGACTTAGCAACACGCATACGGTCATCTGAAAGATCAGAAAGAGAAATAA